CTCCAATAACCTTTATGCTATTAGATGTAAGTGAAAATAAACCTAAATCAACATTTGCAGTTGCTCCTGTATATGGAACATATCCTGCCAATGAAGGAATGTCCGATGTTAAAGCCAATGTTCCAGTTCCGTTTGGCAAAGTAACTGTCCTATTTACACTTAAAGTAGGCGGTTGTAATGTCAAGAAAAACCCTGAATTAGCAAAGGTAATATTACTTGTTGTAGTTAAAGTTGAATTAAATGTAACCCCACCGCTAAATGTTTTAGCACCTGCTATCGTTTGAGTTCCTGTTGTAATCAATCCCCTTGCGGTTGCACTCGCATCAGGAATGTTAAAAGTATGCGTAGCAGTTGTACTTGAGATATTGAAATCCGTTCCACTCGTTCCTGTTTGAAAGTATTGCACTTGAGCAGTCAAACCATTCAATGCAGTAATACCTGTACTAAATGTTGTTATAACTTCGCACAAATGAGAATTTTGAGTATGTAATGTGATTGTTTTACTTGCGTGTAATACATAAACCCTTATAGCTAATCTATCAGTAATTGTTAATGATGTTTCAGGTACTGCAATTGCAGTTGTATATAAATCAATCGCAGTTCCATTAGTTATGTATTCAGGATTTGCTGAATTATCTGCTATTAAAGTAAAAGTACTACCATTATATTTATAAAGTTCTACATAAAAACTAGGTGAGCCTCCACCTGAAGATGCACTAAAATACATTTCAAAGTTCCAATTTCCTGCTGGGATAACTAATTGTGCAGGGTCGTTAGCATCGGTTATAAATTGACTTATATATCCATTAGCATTTATAGTAAAATCTACTCCTGTGCCTATTACGGCATTTTTACTCATTTCATAATAAGTGTTTCCTACAAATGTGCCTTGATTTGTTCCTCCGTTAAGATAATACGAAACCGAAGAACCGCCACCACCTCCTGTTGGAAAACTAGCTAAAGTACCATCTCCCCTGATATATTGTGAAGCAACACCTGCTCCTGTTACTGCAATCGTTCCATTTGCCGTTAAGGGGCTATTTGCGACACTAAAAGCACTTGGCATAGATAAACCTATGGAAGTGATTAAAGTAGGAAAGGTTGTTAAGTTTCCTGCTCCGTTTACATATTGTAAATTTGTTCCGTTGAAATTAGCAGTTATTGTACCACTTGTTGTTATAGGCGAAGAGCCTATTGTGATTGCACCTGCATTAGTAGATAAGCCAACAGATGTCACCGTTCCGTTAGTACCACTTGCTTTCTGCCATATTGATCCTGAATAAATTACCTGGTCAGAAACTACAAAAGATATCGCACCAGCACCGAAGTTAACTGTTCCTGCTACACTACATAAGTAAACATCTCCTTGATTTCCTGTACCATTTACAAGGGTTGGTGTGTTAGTACTTGCATCCCAAGTTCCTTTATACTCCATTACCGAGTTAGGTAACTGACTTACTAATATCTTACCATTGACATCAAGTTGCGGAATACCTAAAGAGCCATCAATATTTAATGAGCTTACCACCCCTGTAGTACCTACTAAAACACCTGTAAGACTTTTAACCTTTGTTTCCCCTGTTATTTGTATTTGACTGCTCATCTATATTAAGTTAATTTATTATGCGAAAATAGCCCTTATAAACTCATCTGATTCAAGTGCCCTTGCTGTTGCAAAGGTAATAACTCCTGTGGCACTATTAAAGGTAACATTCTCACCTGTTGGAGTACCGCTTGTATTGATGGTTCTAACCTCTACACCACCTCTTGTAACCGATATACAAGTAGATCCGATTGCAGCTACAAAGGTTACTGTTGTTTCACCACCTGCTGCCGTATAAGAATAACTATTCATTGATGATACTGTTACTGATGAACCTCCACTTATAACCTGAGTTCCTGTTATTGCATAAGCACCTGTTCCTTGTAATGCCAATGAATAAGTAGATGCACCCTCTACAGGAGCACTTAAGCTAATAGATGTAATGTTAGCAGTACCACTTACTATTGAGTAGCCATAGGTATCAC